AGCCACCGAACGCGTCACCGTATGCAGTGCCGAAATACAAGCCATCCGTGCCCCACAGGTAGCAGGTCACGTTCTCGGTGAGCGTGTTGGTGCAGCCGCGATAGATGACGCCCATCGCAGCGCCATCGGCGTAGCCAAGACCACCAGCCGCAGGCAGCGTAGCAGTTGCCTCGATGCGCAGACCTTTCACACCAACATGGTCGCAATCACCTTGGGCAGCGCTGGCACGGAACTGGAACACAGACTCGTCCAGCGAAGCCACGTTCGGGTTGCCGCGATACCAGGCTGGGTTCATGTTGAACTTTGCTGTTGCGCCGTACCCTGTGTGGTAGCAGTTCTTCACGTCGACCAGTTCAACAGCACCACGCCACAGATTCGGAGTGCCGTTGTAGGTCGGGTTCAAATATGCGGTGAACTCGTACGGGTCATCTGCGCCAGGCCAGACGATCTCGCAGTTGCCTCCGAGGCTGTTGACGTATGTGGCCAGGTTCGCATAGTTGTCGCAGTTTGTGATGGCATTCGCTGCGCCTGGCAGCACGCCAAAGTCCTGCACATTGATCTGCCGACGAAGCACGCTCTGCACAGTGGTCTGGACTGCTCCAGCGCCTGCGGCCGTGTACGTCACCTGAGATGCATCGACTCCAGTGATGACGGCCTCGCTGTAGCGCTCAGTCGCCACTGGAGCGCTGTAGACAGTGCTGCCATTGCGGTTCATCACGCGGATGCTGTAGTCGCTGTTGACGTACAGGCGCGCAGGCGTGCCACTGTTGACCGGATAGCCGCCACGAGTGCGAATTGGCTGGCCTGCCGGGATGGTCAAGGCCGCGTCCCAGTAGACGGTAATCGGATTGCCTTGCGGGTCAAGGTTGGCCTGACCGATCCAGACAAAGCCATCCTCAAGAGGTTGGCCATCGATGTCCGTGAAAATCGGGTAGACGGGTTGAATGCTGAGTGCGGACATTACTGGTTCTCCTGTTCAAATTGGCGTCCTGTCTGGACAGCGGATTGCAACCACTGCACGCGCGCGTCCAGAGATTGTGGCAGTCTTGCTGCCTTTGCGAAATCCCCGAATGCCTTGCTCATGGCAGTTCGACGTAGTGTGGCTGTGCTCGGCTCGGCCTTGGTCGCTGCCTCTATGGCCAGCTTCTGGAAATCCTCGCTGGCAAACAGTTTGCCAGCCGCCTTGACGGCATCGGCATTGCCCTTAGCCATGAAGTTGATGATGTCGGGAGCCACGAAGCCACCGCCAGGCACAGCGCTTGCCGCACCAGTCACCACACGCTGGGCCGTGGTGCTTTGCATGACCTTGCCAAGCAGCCCTTCGGCCTTGAGCGACTCCACCAGCGCCTGGTTGGCCTTCCCGGTGGTGAGCACCTGGGCGCGTGCGTCGGTGATCCTGCGCGAAATTTCGTACAGGTCGCGCAGCACAGCGTCAGAGTCTTTGCCCAGCGTCTCCACCACCTGCTTGTAGACCGGAGGGTTGGCGCGCAGGCCACGATAGGTCTTGGCGAACTCGGCAAAGCCGAACGCACCTTCCTGGGCCGCCCGACCAGAACTTGAGACAGAGGCCAGCGCCGTGGCAATGGTCTCCTTGCGCAACTCAGGCGGGACGACCTTCATCAGCTTGTTGAACTGCGCCGCGTCGCCCTTGGCCGCAGACTTGATGGCTGACTGCATGAGGGTGGCCACGCTGCCGTCGATCTCCTTGCCGAAGGCGCCGACGATGCGGTTCTCAAGTGCCTTCTTTTTAGCCGTCAGCAGGTTGGCCGCACGCAGTTCCTTGCGCAGTGCATCGCCGCCAAGGTCGCCTACGTTTGTCAGTTGGTCGTCAGCAAGGGCCGCGTACAGGCGCTTCAGGTCGCCTGCCGCCATGTTGCCGTATGGAGATTCCTTGCCAGCCATTGCCTGCCAGATCAGGTTCTTCTCGCGCAGCAGACGGCCGTAGGTTGCAGTCGGGTCAGTGGCCAACTCGTACAGCTTTTTCTCCTGCGCCGTCAGACCCTTCTCGCCAACCTCAGCCAGCACCTCGTCCAGCGTCTGCGTCAGCTTCGGGAACTGCACGGTGGACGTCTTGGGGATAGCCTCATCGACGCGCTGGTAGATCGTGCTGGCGTCCTTGGCCAGTTGCGCTTGCGTTCCCTTGAGGCTGTCCAGGATGCGCTGGGAGGTTGCGCCAGGTGCCGGACGGCCTTCGATGAAAGCCGCGTCGAACTGCTGCACCACATCGTCGGCCTTGGCGATGGCGTTGCGCACCGTGTTCACCCAGGCCGCCTCTGCCTCGCCGCCAGCTACAGACCTGGTCAGGCCCACGGCAGCCCGGACTTGCGGGTTGTCGCTGAAGACATCGAAGGGCAGGTCCATGCCAAGACGCTCGGCCGCAGCGCGCGCATCAGGGTTTACCTGGGCAAGATCGGCCAGCCGCGCCTGGGCAGCCGCAGAGCCTGGACCTTTGCCGGAAGCCTTGCGCACAAGGTCGCCAACTTCCTCGAAGGCCTCGGTGGTGGCCTGGACGGCAGGCTGCTCGGGCACAGCCTGCACGGCAGCCTGGACAATGGGCTGCTCCGGGACGGCCTGAACGGCCGCAGGAGCCGCCGCAGAAGGCTGGGTAGGCATCGGCTCAAGCGTCGGCTCGATTCGCGCTCCAGGGGCCGCAGGACGCGCCGCTGGGGCTGCTGCTGCCGGTGTTGCTGGCGCAGGGCCACGGCCGGTGGCACGCTGCACGGTGCGCCGGACGGCAGGTGCTGCCGCTTGAATGCCGCGCTGCACCACTTGGCCAGCCCCACCGGCTGTGCCAGCCGTGACCACCTCGCCAGTGTCAAATCGTCCGCCAGTGCCTGCCTGAGTGGCCTCGATCACGGCCTGAGTGCCAGCGCCAGCGGCCACAGCACCAGGGATGGTGGTGGCACGCCCGGCCGGGGTGAAGGCCAGCAGGCCGCCAATGACGCGAGGAATGTCGCCAACGGACAGGCCAGGAGGGATGGCGTACTCGCGCTGGTCAACGGAAGACCGGATGATGAAGTTTCCTTTGGCGTCCTGGCGAACCTGCGCGCCAGGGAAATTGGCCTGCAGAATCTGGACCGTTTCTTGCGGGTTGGACAGCAGCGTGCCCAACGCCGTCTTGAGGGACGCCACGCTCATCTGGTTGAGTTCCGGCATCGAGGTCCACTCGGGCAGCGTTTGGGTCTCAGTGGTCGCACGCCGCGATCCGGTGACCATTTCGCCCAAGGACTCGAAGAAGCCCATCTTTGGAGGTTCTGCCGGTGCAGTCTGGCCGCCAAACTGGCTGGCCATGGCCGCATAGTCGACCACCTGTGCAGGCTGCGTCTGTGGAGTCACAGGCAGCGTCTGCTGAACGGCAGCAGGCGTCTGCGGAGTGACTGGCAGTGGCGTAGGTGTTGGTGCAGCAGCAGGGGCCGGAGCCGGGCCTGCCACCGTGCCGCCGAACTGTCGTGCGAGTGCTTCGTAGTCGGTTGCCATCAGCGGATTCCTGCTGCTTTCTTGAAGGCGTCAGCCGCCTGCTGCGACGGGAAGGTCAGCACCTGACCGTTGGGAGCCGTCACCGATACAGGAGCACCAGGCTGGCGTGGTGCCTCTGGTGCCGTTGGCGCAACTTCGGTCGGGGTGTAGAAGATGTTGGCCGTGTTCAGACCGTAGCCCTTGGCGATTCGCTCGATTCCGGTGCGCACGGTGGCCTCTTGGGTCTGGGCCTGCTTGTACAGACCTTCGGCTTGCTTGGCAAACATCTTGCGCTGGTCTGGATTCAGACGTTCGCCTTTCACCAGGTTGTTGTACAGGTTCTGAATGCGCTCCGGCACGCCGGTGGCGTTCTGCGCCGTGGCGAACTCGCCCTCGCGCACCACAGAGCCTGGGTCCAGCATCTTCATGTAGTTGAAGATCAGCGCCAGGTCGCCAGCGGCCGTCTCTTGCGAAGCAAGCACGCGGCCGTAGGCCGACTTGACTTCCTGGTATCCCTTTGTCTGGTCGCTGTATTCCTTGCGGAACTTGCCCTCAGCTTCGGGCCGCTTTTCCACCGGGATGATGCCTGCAGCCATCTGGTCAGCCTCTGCACGCGCACGCTGTGCCTCTGCGCCGGACTTCGCAGCCGCAGCATCAGATGCACGACGAGCCGCTTTTGCCTGCTCGATCTGCGACTGTGTAAGATTGATCTCCAGACCGAACTTCTGCGGTGCAAACTTTGCCTCAGCTTCTTTGATGATGGCGTCAGCGGTTTCTTTGCGCAGCGTGAACGGCTGCAGTTGTGCAGCGCGACGGTCAGTCTCAAGCTTTACAGCGCCTTCGATGACCTTGTCACCACCAGGCATCTGCGAGATGGTGAAGCCGAAGTAGTCCTCGGTGGCCTTCGGGTTTTCCTTGGCCACATCTCGCCATGTCTCCAGAAACTTGGCACCGGCCTCGTCGCCACTGTTGCGCTTGGCTGCGATCTGACGCTCGATCAGGCCGATGGCGATCTCAGGCTTCCCAGCCTTGAACGCCGAGAACACCTGACCAGCCTGACCAAGTGCGTTCTGCTGCTGGTCAGCGTTGATCATGCTGAAACTCTCGCGCACGGCCTTGGCCTGCGTCTCAGGAAGCATCATCGCCAGGTCAGCATAGTCCTTGGCGGTCGCGCCTGGCTGGCGCAGGCGCTGGAAGGCTTGCGAGATCAGCTTCTGTTGCTCTGCTTGGCGCTGGGATTGCTCCTGCGCCATGCGGGTTTCGGTGATGGCTGTGCCAGTTTTGAACGCCGACAGGAAAGCCTGCGACGGGTCAGGAATGTCGACGCCGTAGTTGATTGGGCCGGATGGTAGTTGAAGGGCCATCAGAATTTACCTCCCAGGCCAGAGAAGATGCCCAGGCCGCCAGAGATGGCTGCGGGAATGGATGCGAACGCACGGCCTTGGGCCATCTGCGCGCCAGCTTGTGCAGCGCCTTGCTGGGCCAGCAGGCTGGCGATGTTCGCGCCGCTTTCCTGCGCAGCCGCGCCGGTGCCAGCGGCAGATGCTTGGCCAAGGCGCGCCAGGTTCGAAGTGGTCTCCTGGCCAAGTGCGGTCAGGCCGCCAAGACGGCTGTACTGCTGGCCAATCAACTCGGACAGCACCTGCGGCCGGAACTGTGCCAGGGCCGCCTGAATGTTGCCGCCGCGCAGCCCACCAGTGGCAGATGCCTGCTGCAGCAGTGCGTTCTCGCCTTGCTGGACCAGCGCCTGCATCTGCGGACCGGCCGCCAGTTCGGCAATGGCCTTGCGCTGCGCCTCTGGGCCAGCCAGACCGAGCAGAGCCTGCTGGGCCTGCATGGCAGGGACACCAGCTTCAGCGTAAGGCTGCAGCCCTTCAATCGCGCCGGTACCGGCTTCGACGTAGGGCTTGAGCAGTTCTTGAACCTTGTCGAACTGGCGACGCTGTTCAGCGATGCCAGCCTCCGATGCTTGGGTTTGTGCTGCTGCCGCAGACTCGGCAGCGTCGGCCTGTGCCAGGCCAGATACGAGCGTTGCGCCGCCAACGGCAATGCCTGCCAGCGCTGCTCCAGATAAACCGAAACTCATTGTTTGCCCTCCAGGTGCGGGTGTTGGACGGCCTCAAGGACAGGAGCAGGTGCCGGGACGGTGTACATGTCCCAGATAGCCTGCGGGTCTGTCTCGTTCGTCGGGTTTGCGTGGAAGGTGGTGACCTCAACGTCCGTCAGCGCCACGCCAGCACGCTTGGTGTTGGACTTGGTGACGCTCATGAAGCCGGGGCCAACCTGGGCCGAGCCGTCGTCAGTGGTGACGATTAGGTGGCCTTTGCGAACCACGAAGAATGACTCGTCCTTGTGCACTGCGCCAGTCAAGACGGTGCCTGCCGGGATGTGCATGGTCCGAGCGTAGAGGCCGTTGCAGAAGTCGTGATCGACAGGCATGTCGACCTGGGGCAACTTGAGCAGTTCAGCCTCCAGGCGGTAGATCGGCAAGTGCTCCGCAGGCACACCGGACTGCTTGGCAACTTCCTGAACCGCGACATCGCTCATCGAATCCTCCTGCTGGGGGCTGTGAGCTACTGGCTGCTCGAACGGCTCAGTAATGGTATTTTCCCACATTTGAATGGCCTGTCAATCTTGCTCGAACTCGCGCTCTTCCCAGGCTTGGCAGGAGCGCATGTCGTGGCAGATGAACTCGAATTTGTGGCAGTAGCCACGGTAGCCAGCGCCATCGTCCCAATCGTTCTGGGGGATGCGCTCCATCTTGGCCTGCATCATGGTGCTGTTGTCGTAGTACTCGCAGTTCGAGCACCGACGACGACGCGCCTCTTTCTCATCGACTTGCATGGCCTTGGCCAGCTTCATCCAGTAGGGCTTGTTGGCTCCGCGCTCGTTGCTGGGCTTTTCAGGGCCGAGCATCCAGTCGTCGATCACCACCTGGGTGTTCTTTTTGTTCTCGGCCGCCGTGATGAATGGCTCCTCGTATGGGATGCCACCAAAGCCGGCCAGCATCATCTTGGGCATTTTTGCGTCTTCCATCATGGACTCCTTCAGGTGATCTCGCGGCCGGAAATGCGCAGCGTCAGCGAGGTGGCATTGCTGGCGATGGTACTGATGAATGCACCAGGGTCCAGCTCTTGTCCGACCAGCTCAGGGCAGAGATAAGTCTCGCCAGGCACCACCGAACGGTCGTCGATGATCAGGTTGGCATTGCCAGCAACACCACCAACCTGAACCAGGTTCACGCTGAACGTGCGGTTCACTGTGTCGGTGTTGGTGACCGTAGCCTTGTCGATCAGCGCCTTGGCTGCAGTGGCTGTGTACTGCGTGGTCTGGACAGCCTCCATCTGCTTGGGAGGCACGAGGGTTTTTACGATGACGGTCATTGGATACCTCCGATGTTGTTTGCGACAGTAAGAATGATGGACGGAATGCCTGGATGTGGTGCTACAGGACCAGAGGCCAGAAGCTGCACGCCAAGATTGCTCACGCTGAACATGACCTCGACGTAGTCTCCTGCCTTCAAGTTGAAAAACAAATTCAGAGCCACAAACACTTCAGCATTGTTGCCCTGAATGCGCACTTGGCTGGCTGAATTGGTGACATCAGCTCCATTGAGTCTGAACCACACATAGAACTCTTCAGCCGTTGGCGTGCCAAGGTAAACGCCATGACTCAAGTCTGTGGTGTTGAACGTAATGGCCTTGGCCGTGTTGATGACTGTGGCAGTCTGCGTGGTGGTGTCGTAGAACGAGCCATACCGGCTGCGCTTGAACTCGCGCTTCGGTGGCAGCATCTGCAGCCCTTCGACAGCCTCAGCCAGCCTGGATAGCAGCGCCATCGCCTGGTTGGCTTTGTTCTCTGCTGACGCAATGCTGACTGCTGTTTCCTGTGCCAGCATGGCGATTTGGTCCAGCGCTTGTGTGGCTTTGATGTCACTGACCGAGCAGCAGACAGCCACCTCCTGCGCCAGTGCAGCGATCTGACCGAGTGCCTGCACAGCCTTTGTATCGGCATTGCCGGCCAAAATGGTGGCCACCTCCACCTGATCAGGGGCCACCGAAGCAGCCACCGCAAACAGGTTCTCGAACTGCTTGATCTGCTCGAAGTCCTTCAAGAACGTGGCGAGCTGATCTCGGGTCAGGCCGAGTGGTGGGATGCGTGGATTGGTGGCCATCAGTAGAGCAGCCCTTCAATCTGCGCTTCCAGCCGTGCGAAGGCCAGATGCGCATCGCTGTCGCCGCGGAAGCGCTGGATGCGCCAGTTGCGCATGCTGCCCTGCTGGAACCACGCCAGGCGCTTCTTGGTGTTGCCGATGGTGCCAGCACGCAGTGGCCGATCCTGGCTCCATGACAGGCCGTCCAGGCTGTAGCTGGTGGTGATGATTGGGTCGACGCCAAGCGCCACGCGGCCGGTCAAGCTGACCAGCTCCAGCTCATGGAACAGAGCGCCGTTGCCCTCGTTGTAGGCAATCAGCGTGCCGAACTCCCAGCGCACTTTCTGACCCCAGTGCGTGCCAATGGTGTCCACCAGATAGCCGATGTTGCTCGACTGCGGATCACCGACAAGCCACTTGTCGTAGGCCCAGACCAGGTTGCGCGCACGGTACTGACTGAACCCGACGACCGTGGTCGTCAGCGTGAACCAGACCAGCTCGCCCAGCGCCTCGCTGGCCGCTGCGTCATAGACCAGCGTGCGGTCAGGCAGGTGGACGTAGAGGTGCTGGTGCGCCTTGTCGTTGCGCGCCTCCAGCTTCACCGTGGCGAGCTGCGCCTCGGTGTACTGCAGCAGAATCTCGTCGATCTCCTGCGTGCTCACCTTGGTGGCAGTGGCGTTGGCGCCCATGTAGATGCCTGGCGCTTCGTTGCGGCCGCTGCCCAAAAAAGCCACCTGCTCCATGAAAACGCAGCATCCAAACGTGCCAATGACGCCCTTCTGAACCTGTGCGCCATCGATGCGTTGGAACGGGAAGAAGTCGCCGCCCACGTTGTCGAACACCTCGATGGTATTGCGGTTCAGTGCATAGACCTCGTTGCGCAGCTTCAGCAGCGCCACCACCGGGTCAGGATCGACCTCGCTGGAGCCGTACTTCAGCGGGTTGACCTGAGTTGGGTCTGACAGCTCGGTCACCACCAGGCTTGAACCATCGGTGGTCATGAAGTAGCCGTCCACCCAGCAAAAATCCAGCACCACACCAAGATCAGGATCAGTCACCTGCGTGAGGACGCCGTTCCAGTAGTACAGCCTGCCGCCAGACGCAATGGCCAAGCGGTCGAAGCTGTAGTCCATCGTCACCAGCGTGTTGATTGGTCCACCAACCTCGCCAAGCACGGTCACAGCGCCATTGCTGGCCACAGTCACGAGCTTGGTGCCCATGACGCGATAGCAGGTGCCGTTCCAGTTGATGCCGCCGCGGTCAATGCCAGGGCCGCTGCCGTTGGCCACGATGCCGTCACCTGGCCGCAGGAAGCCGGAGCTGATGCCGCTGTTCTTGGGCACTGGCACCATGTTGACCGGGTAGGACGTGCGGAAATCCGGTCCGTTGTCGGTGTAGATGCCGTTCAGGATTGGAATCTGCATGGCCTTACCACTTCACCTTGTCTGCCCAGTAGGCAGCGCTCATCTTTCCCTTGGCGATGTTGCCGGCATGCCTGGCCTTGAATGACTCGCGCCTTGCCTTGTCTGCTTTGGACTCGCCTTCCTTCTTGGGGCTGCCAGAGACGCCTTGCTGGCCGAACCTGATCGTCTTGACCTGGTCGCCAGACTTGGCCACCACGACATGCGACTTGGTCGGATGCCCAGGCGTGCGCTTGGGCTTATTGAAGCCCTCGACGCCAACACGCTCCAGCCGTGGGTCTTTCTTGGCCGCCATGATCAAGCAATCCGATACCAGGAGTTGGTGGCCTGCACGAAGCGCATGCGGAAGAAGTCTTCGGCAGCCAGCGTGGCTGGAGCACCATAGGCCGCCGCGGCACCGTTCAGCGCCAGCGTGAATGCCGTGATCTGCTGAGTGGTGGTGATCAGCACCTCGGTACCGTCAGGCGTGCCAGTGTTCAGCGGCAGCGTCACCGTGCCAGTGGCCAGCGTGCCGGCCGGCTGGATCAGCATCCACTGCTGCTGCGCCACAGGCGTGGGCACGGCCAGGTTGAAGCCGGTGCCAGGCGTGTAGACGTTGGTGGCCAGCGTGGGGCTGGCAAAGGTCTGCTGGAAGTAGGCCAGCAGCGCACTGATCGGCAGACGCCTTGCATCGCCGTTGTTCGGGCTGTAGATCGGAACCTGGTCACCAGGCGATACCTGGGCCAGCAGGGGGAGTTGGTAGATTTGCGGCATGGTGTGTTCCTCAGTTGTACTCGATGGGGCCGTCCGGTCCTGCAGTGACCGGGTCGACCGGCTGACTCAGGAACGGGTTGTCGTACACGCGCCAGGGCTTGTTGCCGGCACCGGATGGCATCGTGTTCGGGAATTGCTGCTCCAGCGGAGCTGTGGCGCGCTGCAGCAGGGTGTCGTATCCCTGCTTGGCCGTGGCCTTGGTCTCGTTCATGACCTGCTTGCCGTAGCTCGGAGCCAGGCGCACGCCAAGATTGCAGATGATGGTCTCGTAGGCCGAGTCCGGCACGTTGGTCTGCTCGTCGATGCTGCCATCCTGGGGGCTGGCCGGGATCGGGTAGCCGAGCCGAATGCCCTTGCCATTCCAATCGGCCATCATGGCATCGAGCCTGCGCCTGGCTGTCTCAAGCTGCTCCGGCTGCAGGTCGAAGACGTAGGACGCAAGGCCGATCTCCTCGAAGGCTGCATAGACGAACTGGCGCTTGCTGTATCCCATGTCACTCTCCTGATGTCTGCTGTGCGAGCGCCGTCTCGATCATGCTGGCCAGTTTCTTGTCGGACGTGCGCTTGTTGAATGGTATCGCCAGCTCGGTGGCTTTGGCCTCCAGTTCCTCGCGTGTCGGTGGTGCGTTGTCCTCGACGACAGGCGCAGCAGGTTCTGGTGCTGGAGCTGGTTCTGGTGCTGGCTCTGGTGCTGGCGCAGGGGCTGGTTTTTTGGCCGCCTTGACCACCGATGCGCGCCGTTCGACAGGCGGTTTCTGTTTCACAGGCGTGCGCCTGGGGTTCTTGGACTTGCGCCCCATCAGATGGCGCGCTGCCAGCGGTCCTGCTGCCTCGATGGCCGCCTCCAGCGTCATGTGCCAGCCGGCTGCCAGCTTGGCATCCAGTTGCGCCTGGCCATGCATCGGCATGGCGTCATAGGAATAGCGTGCGCGCTGGATCGAGCCAGGCGCGCGATAGACGAGGCAGGGGAATGTGGTCATTTCTTGGCCTTTGGTTTCTTGGCGGTCTTGGCCGCGGCCTTGAATGCGGCCTCAGTCGGTGCGCCTCTGGTTCCAGGCTTTCGCATGCGCTCAGGCGTCTTGCCTGCGGCCTTCTGGCGCTCGATGCGCTCGCGCTTGGCGTGGATGTTGGCGTAGAGGCCGGCTTTCACTTCTTGGCCTTCTTCGGTGCTTTGCTGGGCTTTCCTGCGGCCTTGGCAGCCGTGCGCGCAGTGGACAGCGCCACAGCGACAGCCTGCTTCTGGGGCATGCCCTTCTTCATCTCCTTGGAGATGTTCTTGCTGATGGACTTCTGCGAATAACCCTTGGTCAGTGGCATGTGTGTCTCCTTGGCAATGGGGGGACCGAAGTCCCCCCACTCTTGCCGTCAGCTTACTGGTTGAACAACAAGATGCCGGACATCTCGGGCTGCTTGTTCACCACACCGAACAGCGTGTCGAGACGATACTTGATCGTCATGCTGTCGATGTCGTAGAACTTCTGCATCACCACTTCGATGTTGTTGTCGGTGGTAGCGCGCATCACTGCGGTACCAGCGTCAGACGGGACAGCGTAGCGGCCAGGCAGCAGCTCAAGTGCATCACGCTGCCAGAACACGTTCACTGCAGCAGTGTTCACGTTCAGGAAGGTGATGGCAGCAGCAGCCGCAGGCGTCACGATCACGTTCTGATACTGGAGTTCAGCATCAGAGCCACCCTGGGCCGAGATGATCGGCGGGGTGATGACCAGATCGGTACCACCGGCAGGCACGCTCACCACGCGGAAGGTCTTGGGCTGGCCAGTACCTTGCTTGGTGATGTGATGCACGGCCTCGACGCCATCGATGGTGAACGCATCGCCAGCCACAATACCAGCCGTCGCGTTGACGGTGATGGTCTGGAAGCGGTTGTCCACGTTCTGGGTTTCGCCAGAGATGGCGGTCGAGGTGGCTTGCGGGACGTAGTAGTTGTTCGCCGCGGCCTGGGTGTCGATGGTGACAGGAGCTGCGGGAGCAGCGCCGACCAGACGGTTGGCGTAGTCGAACTTGAACGTCTCGAAGCCAGCGACCATGCCGACGAACGAGCGCTCGAAGGCGCTGTTCGACTTGTTGCCGTTGAACGAACGAGCTGCGGTACCAGTCGCGCCGGTAGCGATGTTGCCAGCCAGGCCGTTGTAGTCGCGGCTGGACAGCGCCAGGTAGCGGTCATAGTTGGCCACGCCCTGCTCGTTCATGATGCTGTCGCACAAAGCGACATCATCATAGGTGCCAGCAGGAGCGCCAACGTCCACCACCAGCGAGCCGAGGTTCGCAGCAGCGTTCATGATCGCCAGGTTGATGTCCGAAGCCAGCTTCTGCTTGGCAGCCTCGCCCAGACGGCCTTCCTGCAGTGCATCACGCAGGTCAAGCGCAGTCATGGTCCAGGGCACCGTGCGGCTGAAGCCGATGGTGGCCGGGACAGCCAACTGCGTCATGTCCTGGTAGCCAGGGATGGCCACACCGGGAGTCGAGGAAATCGACTGCGCGATGTAGGGCTGGGGACGCCAGATGATGTCGTTGGTACGAGCCATCATCGTCTGGTCGGTGTTGTAGATGCTCACGTTGCGCGAGAGCACCAGGGCATCGTGAAAGCCTTCGAGCAGGTTCTCGAACGCAACACGCTCTTCTTTGGAAAAACTATTCGCCATGATTGGCTCCTATTTCAAAAATCAGTTTCTGGATGCTGCTTGCTTCTGCCGTTTGTACTGGAGCACCTTGGTGTAGTTTCCAGTCTTCTCAGCTTCGGCACGCAGCCGTTCAAGGGTTGAGTCCACCGTGCCAGATGCTCGACCAGTTCCCTGGACGATGCGCTCAGGCGCGGGTGCTGCTCTGCGATTTGTGACTTTCAATTCTTTCTCCAGTCTTGCCACCGCAAAAGCAAACTTCACGGGGTCGGTAATCTTTGAGAGGTCGGCTGCCTTCTTTGGGTTCTTTCCGAGTGCGTACACCACCAGCGCAGGGTTTTCAGCTCCTTGCAGGATCACGCCTTGCTGGGTGACGCTGAAGACCTCCTGGGCAATCGCCTCGGCATCCTCATAGTCTCGGACCTTCAGCTCGGCCTTGGCCTTGCTGTAGCCCTCCAGCTTGGCTTGCCAGGCCTGATGCTGCTGCTGCTCTGCCATCCTGGCCTGTTCGACCATGAAGTCATGCTGCCGCTTGCGCTCATGCCAAGCATCCAATGCCTGCTCGAATCTCTCGGCATCGTAGTCGTGGTCCTCCAGCTTCGGTTTCGGTCCCAACTGCACTGGTTTGTTCTCAGGTGCAGAGGTTGCGAGCTTTGCTTCGAGTTCACGAATCCGGCGCTCTTTTTCCCTGTTGGCCTT